CAACTTGGCTCAGGTTCTCACAAGCACCAGCACGGTGATGAATGGCATAGATACCTTGGAGACCAAGCTTTATGAGTTCAAAACCCAGTACGCGTTGATCAACGGCGACGTGATCAGGCTCAAAGATGGTTTGATTTTGAGCTGGAACAAGGCACGGATTGACGCGGCACAGGATTATTTTGTCCAAGTCACGCAACGACCGAACGGTGGCACCAGCAGCAAGACCATTTACATCTTGGATGCCTATAAGGACTGGGCAAAGCGGTGTGATCTGGATGGCGTGGGCATGTATCCCGAGTATCAAGGGCTTACTATCACCCCGACACGGCATTACAACCTGTTCAAGGACTGGTCCAATGAGCCTACAGCCGGTGATCCACGGCCTTACCTTGAGTTTTGTGAATACTTCTTTAGAGATGAGCCGGCTTTTGCCGAGTACTGGCACAACTGGGTCGCCAATATTGTCCAGTTCCCATGGAGAAGGAACTACACCACACCGCAGTTCGCTTCTTCCATTGAGGGCATCGGCAAATCAGCTATCGCCGAGTTTATTGCCGAGATGCTTGGGGTTGGAGAAGGCGGGCCTGCAGCAGTGATCGGGCCTGATGAGTTATTTGGCAACTTCAACGGCATGTTAAAGGGTAAGATCTTTATAGTCGTGAACGAGCCCTCGTCAGATCGTGATGACCACTCGGCGAAGCTTAAGAACTACATCACATCTAATGAGCTAACCATCAACAATAAGTATGGTGCCCAGTACTCCATCACCAACTACATTAACTTCGTATTCACGACTAATAAGAGCTACGTCACACACATGGGTGATACCGCAAGGCGTGAAGCTATCTATAGTCCGGCCAGCTTATCCAATAAAGAAACTCACCCCAAGGTCGTTGCTTTGATGCGGTGGGCACATCAGCAGCAGGGCTTTGGCATCATGCTGAATTGGTACATGAATCGTGATATATCAGGCTTTGATCCTAAGCATGCTGCACCGCGAACTCAGTATCGTGAGACTGCGATCCAATTGTCCAAGACCCCCCTTGAAGCTTTTGCCCTTGAGCTTAAAGACTGGGTCAACGATCACCTTGACGGGATTGCTGCTTTCACAGCCCCGCAGCTGCAAATTTTGTGTGAGCGTTGGGGCCACGACAGCAAGGCAAAGGCGCAATATATCCGAAAAGCTCTGCAACCCCAAGGGACGCTTGACCCAAGCCGCATGATCAAAGTGCACGGTAAGGCCGGAAGATACACGACATTTATCACGCCAGAGGTTACACAGCACAAACTGTTTGAGCCCACTTGGTCACAGGTTGTCACGAGAACTGAGGACGCACTTCAACGTGAATTAGAACAAAACGGGAGTTTTTAATTGTCAAGCACTGTAACTTCAAAAAAGTGTAACCCAAACTGTTACCTCGCAAAGCCTTATCCAGATTGAAAAGTTACAAGGTTACAGTAGGTTACTAAATATTTATAAAAGATATTAGATATATAGTATATGTGTATATATATAGTTTTCTGGACGGTCTGTAACCTGTAACCTGTAACCTGCCCCAAATAAATGTACACACTTCCAACTTTATGTTTAAAATCCGCACATGACTACAAAGACACCATCTAAGAACGGAAAGTTCTTGGGCCGTCCGTCAAAGTACGACCCAGCATACTGCGACCAGATCGTAGCCCTTGGAAAAGAGGGCTTATCGCGTTGGCAAATCGCATCTAAACTCAACATCGGGTGGCGCAATCTTCAGAACTGGGAAGGTGCGCATGACGATTTTCGGGCAGCGTTGGAAGAAGCACGACTTGATGCGCTATGCTACTGGGAAGAGCTAGCCCAGAATCACATGGTTGAGAACCCCGGCGGGCCGAGACTCAACACTGGGTTGTGGAGCCGAAGCATGGCAGCACGCTTCCCAGAGCAATACCGTGAGAACTCCAAAGTCGAGGTCACAGGCAAGAATGATGGGCCGATCGAGGTGGACATGATCCATGACTTCTCACAAAACCTGTTGGATGATCTCCTAGCAACGCGGCAAGCAGATGCTAAGTCAAGCAAAGGCAAATGAGTTCGCTGATCGGATCCGCAAAGGTCCGAATCTTAACCTCATGGCGCCTGAGCGTAAAGCTGCGCACAAAGCTCGACAGAAGTGGCTCACGGTAGCCAATGACCATCAGGTTCCGCCCAAAGGCGATTGGTGGAACATTTGGCTTTTGCTGGCTGGCCGAGGCGCAGGCAAGACCCGCGCAGCTGCCGAGTGGCTGTGGTGGGAAGCTTGGACTCACCCCAAGACTCGATGGCTTGTCTCCGCGCCCACATCGTCCGATGTCCGCGACGTTTGCTTTGAGGGCGACTCAGGTCTAATCACCGTCATCCCAGAGCAGTTGGTCGATCACTACACACGATCACTCCATGAGATCTACCTCATCAACGGCACGCTGATTAAAGGGATCCCTGCGTCCGAGCCGTCCCGCTTCCGAGGCCCGCAGTTCCATGGAGGCTGGTTCGACGAGCTTGCTGCATGGGATTACCTTGACGAGTCGTGGGACATGATTCAGTTCGGCATGCGCTTAGGTCAGAAGCCTAAGATGCTATGCACCACAACGCCTAAGCCCAAGCCATTGATCGTGGATCTGGTGAACAGAGATGGGGAGGATGTGATATGTACCAAGGCCAGCACGTACGATAACCTCCACAACCTCGCTCCTTCGTTCCAAGCGCAGATCTTGCAGTACGAAGGCACGAAGCTCGGCAGACAAGAGATTCACGCCGAGATCTTGGATCCCGAAGAAGCTGGTATCATCAAGCGCCCATGGTTCAAGCTTTGGGATAATGAGAAGCCTCTCCCGAGATTCGAATACGTGCTGCAGTCTTATGACTGCGCAACCAGCGACAAGACCAAGAACGATCCAACTGCCTGCACAGTGTGGGGTATCTTTAGGCCAAGTCCCGACAAGCCAATGTCTGTGATGCTCATCGATTGCTGGGAAGAGTACATGCAGTACCCTGAATTGCGACCCAAGGTGATCGAGGAGTCCAGCGCCATTTACGGCGATGAGAATGAGTTTGGTCACGGGAAGAAGGTGGACATGATCCTGATCGAGGACAAGTCAGCCGGCACCCAGCTCCTCCAAGATCTGCAACGTGCCGGCCTGCCTGTGAGAAGCTACAATCCCGGGAACGCGGACAAGACTACACGTCTGAACATCGTGGCTCCCATCATCCAACGTGGTAGGGTTTACATTCCCGAGTCCTCGGTCAACCCGGGCATGGCTCGTGATTGGGCCGAGCCTTTGATCGCGCAGCTGTGCTCGTTCCCCGAAGTCCGGCACGATGACTTGGTGGACTCCACATCTCAAGCTTTAAGACTTTTGCGAGACTTAGGGTTAATTTCGATCGACCCGGTATACAATCCGGAAGACGACTATGATGAAGATCGTCCAAGAAGGGTAAACCCTTACGCAGTCTAACATAAGGTGCGCACATGGCAGCAATCTACGATGAGCAAGGTAACTATGTGGGCGATGATGGCACACCTAGTTTAGATCAAATGAAACTGGAGCTGGTCAAAAAGAACCAGCCTCTGTCAGCTCAAATCCCCGGCTACGACCGACCAATCCCCCAAGCGCAAAGCAAACCTGATCCCTTAGGCGCAGCTGCAGGCAACTTCACCGAGTTGGCCACCAAGTTCAATCCGCTGATGATGGCCAAGTCCATGCGCGAGGCTGCAGGCATTGTGACCGTTCCTGCTGTGGCTGCAGTCAAAGGCGTTGGCGAAAGCATACTCACATCACCTGCTGGTACATACACCTCGGGCAAAGCACCGGCATACGCCGAGCAAGTTGCCAAGCAGTTCATGGAACAGAATGCGCCGCAAACGCCAATGACTCAGGAATTCGCAGGCGCGATTGCCCCGTACATGGCCGAGCTGCCTGCGTACCTTGGGCACCTATCAACCGGCCGCCCAGCATTAACCCCTAACGATCTGCGGGTTATGGGCGCTGAGGCCACGCGCATAGGCCGACAAGTACGCGATATTCCCACCGACTTTGCTAATGCGCAATCAGGTTTGCAGAAGTTAGACCCTATTACGGGTCAGCCAACTTATGGCGCCAAGCTGCAAGGCGTGGCTGAAAACGTTGGTGACATCATGGCGCAAAGGGAAATGCAAGGGTTGCCACCCATCCCTGGGCTTCCCGCTTCCATGCAGCCAATGAACACTAAGCTATACGCCATGCGGCCTGCAGGCTCAAGGCTTACAAATGCTGCGGTGCCTAAAACCGCAAGCCCTGATGCTGCAACGCATATGCCTGCGCAAGACATTGTAAATGACGTTATTGACAATCCTACAATTACACCATTGCAAGCGGTAACAGAAATTCAAGATCGCATTTTGCAAACTGAAGCCACCGCGCCTGCACGTGAAGCTTTTGCTAATTTTCTAAAGCAAAAAGCTAATGAGATGTATCCAGATGCACCTACGCCTGCGGACGCGTTGCAAGCGTATAAGACGTTATTTGCAAATAAAGAAGCTTCTGCGCCGCATACGTTGCAAATGTATGACGAGTTTTTGCAAACACCTGAAGGCGCGCAATTTAAAGCTGCACACAATTTACCTACTGCTAAGGAAATTACCGCAAGACATGAAGCTGCAAGCAATTGGCTTAACTCGCAATTTACTAATTACATTAATGAAAAAGTTGGCACACCTGATGAGCCAGCTGCAAAATTGGCCCGTCAAGGCTTAACGTTTTTACCCCCTTCAAAAGTAACAGATGCTGCAAATGTATCGCCACGTCTGATAGGCGCTAAACGCGTATCTGCAGGTATGCCTGCACTTACATCTACTGATGAAGCTCTTATAGCAGCACAGCAACAATTGCAAGAATTAGAAACGCAGGCACTTATTGCAAAAGACAATAAGATTGCGCAAGAAACTTTGGCGCATTCATTGGGATATGGCGCGCAAGGAGGCCCTAACGTTGGGCAATACGCGCCTTTTGCCGAAGCATCTCGCATAGAAGCTAAAGCTGAGAATGCTGTGCGTAAACATCAACAAGCTGTAAACAACTTACGACTTGGCTCTGCGTATGAGACTGCAGCTGATCTAGCAATTCATGCAACTACAGCAGAAGACTTAAAAGAGAATCTTAAATATAAAGAATTGCAATTCTATCCCTCATTACTAAAAACTCCTGGTAATGAAAAGGTATATACTGCAGACAGGCTAACATTGCAGAATCTTGGATTTAGAAATCTTGCACTTAAATTTTACAATGATGTTATGTCAGGTGCAATACCATTAGACAAAGTGTCAAAGACAACCGTCGAAAACTATATACGTTCTACGGCAGAAGCGCGCATTGCTGAAGAAAAGCGTATGCAACTTGAAGCAGATAAGTATAAAAAGCAAGTTGATGCGCAATTTAAAAAGTCTGCTGAGACGTACATACCTAATGATAAAGTCTTCGGCAACGTTGGCGCATTAGAAATCACTGATGCGTTTGAGCCTTTACAAATACGTAAGTTAATAAGTGAAGATACCACTGCACTGGATCATTGCGTTGGTGAAGGCGGGTCAGCAAAAAATAAGCCAAACCTTTGGCACCCAAATACTGGCAATCGTAGTTATGAGCCTGCGTATGATGTTGCCACAGGCTTGCGTAACCCTAACGCAGGGTCACCAAGACAAGCATATGCTAATGCTGTTGAAAAAGGCGATGAAATAGTTAGTTTTCGCGATATTTCAACTGGCATACCTGTTGCAACATTTCAATTGGAAAAAAATCGAGCTACACCTGGCAAATTTAATATTGGTTTTGCATCAGGTCTTAAAAATGGTGAGGTTAAACCTGAATATATACAAGGCATTAAGTCGTATTTAAATAGTCGCAGCGATGCACTTAATAGCCCCGGTTCTGATCTTGCAGGTAATCTTGGCATTTATGATCTTGCGCATGCCGATGAATTTAATTTAGCACGCGCTACAGGCTTAACAACTGCAGAGTTTAGAAATCTTAATCTTAATGAATTGCCACGGTTTGTTACGCTTGCTGATTTACGTAACTACATTGCTGACGTTCAAGCGCGCGGCGCACAAGCACCTGCTATTGCAAATCAGCGCCCAAGCGAAAGTATTGAAGCTTATTTGCAAGGTGGTGTATCGTCAGCAATTGACGGGGTATTGGATTCTTTAAGCACGCAATTTGCAGAAGCCGGAGAAAGTGACAATTTTAGACTAGCTGAAGTTTTCTTTGAAGGCGTACGTAATGACTTTAATTACGCGCTTGCTACTGAGCGTAATCCTCTTACCGCTGCAGGCAATCTTGCGCAGCTTTTGTATGATCTTGAGTCCGAATACGCCAATAGCCCTAGAATCGCAGCCAATTTGATTGCTGAAGGTATTCAGGATTTACTTGATGATGTGCGCGGACACATTGATCTTGCGTTTGAACGTCAAAGGTTTGAAGCTGCAGAAGCTGCGCGGCCACGTCCATTTGCGCAAAGAGCTGAACCCGCACAAGCGCAAAGACCTGATTACTTACGCATGACGCATGACGCGGCGTTGGAAGCTGATAGAGATTGGGGCACTACTACAGCTGATGAGGTACGCTCTGAGATTCGCAATATCACTGAGCAATTAGGCATTGATCCGGCAAATGACACTGATGTGTTCATTGCGCAATTACGCCGTGCTGCGGATACTGTTGCATTAAACAGTAGTGAAACTATCTTGCGCGAACTTGCTGATCGCATGGAAAGTGAATACATGCGCGATTGGGAGCCTGAAGAAGCTGCGCAACCTCGCGAGGCCGATCTTGCTAATCAGCGCAACGACGCCATGATTCAACTTGAAAATTCATTGAATGATCCAGAATTAAATCCTGATGACTTGCGTTTCTTGGCAAATGGTTTAAGCAATCCAGCAGATCAAACTGCAAACAGTCCGTGGATCGCCTTAACTGAAAGAGAGCGTCGTGAGTACGCGTTAGCACTTCGTGAACGCGCAAACTACATTGAATTTAGCCCTGCAGACTTTGCAATACGTCTTTCAAATGAGGCGGGCGCGGATATAGCTGACCTGCGTGACACTGTTCAAGCATTGAATGATGGCACCTTTGACCATGAAGTTTTGCGTGGTTTGCCTCCCGTAGAGCGTGATCGTGCTGCGCAGCGTACAGCATTGAACCTAAACCATATTCTGCAAGGTATGGAGACTGACGCGCGGCAACAAGTTCGCGCAGCTGAACCTGCAACACAACCCTTTGACTTTGCCGGCATGGTCGATGCTGTAATGGGTGATATGTCTGCTGCGTTGCCTGATCCTGTGGTAGAACGTGTTAGCACTATTGCGTATCGCATAGCAGAACGCACCAACCCTCGTCTTGACCCTATAGGCTATGCACAAGCATTACGCGCTGTAAATGCAGCTAATGAACATGTTGCGGTTGTTAGCGCGTTGAATGATCTTGCTGACAGAATTACGCAAACGCAGCAACCTGCAAATCAAAGCGTAAATATTGTTGCGAATAGGCCTGCGCAACAGTATATGCGCGCGGCAGAAGACATTGCGAATATACTAGATGAGTCTGAATACGGGGATTACGCAACAGGTGAAGTTGCAGCACGTCAGATTGATAGACATTTACGTGACTTACAGCAAGGTGGCGTACAAGCGTTTGAAGATCTTCTGGGTATGGCCTCACTTGAGTACAACTGGTCACCTGAATTGCTGCGAGCGCTTGAAATTGTGTTAAGTGACCTCGCCACAAGATACCGTGACATGGGTGATGGCGAAGGCAATGCTGATGGTGGTCCAGTTCGTGGCTACCAAGCCGGTGGATCAGTCAAGAAACCCGAAGTCAAGACTCCTTGGCTGTTCAGTGTCCCGACTTACTCGGAGACTGTGGCCTATGAGATGTACCCCGGCCAAAAAGGGCAGAACGACCAGCGTGATGCGGCACGACATATGTTGGCTGCAGGTACTCTTTCACGAAAGTATGGCCCAGGAGTGGCTGAGTTCTTAGGCAAAGCCCATGAGTTCACGACTTCCCCGCTTCAAGCTGTCAAAACTTTGTTTGGCGGGCAAATGCCTGCCGACTATGGTATGGATACCCACAACAACGCGGTTGGAGCTCAGTTGGGGCAACGTGCTAAGTCACAAGCCGAGCTGGAAGATCTCGTACAAGCGGAGGCTGAACGTGCATCTCGCACACAAACGCCGGGTCAAGCCTTCATCAAGAAGGCAAATGGTGGTATAGTCCAACAAAATCCGACTACAGACCAAATGCGGTATGCACTTATGATGCGGAGAAAATAATTTATGGCCACACAGATGCCAATCCCACCGGACTTCGATCGTTTTATCGAGCCCATGACTGACGAAGAAGCCGAAGCCGCTGGGCCATCCGCTCTCACAATGTTTGATGAGATGGAAGAGTCTCCGCCTGAAGTAGAAGAATTGCCCGATGGCTCGGCCATTGTGCGCATGGATGATGGTTCCAAGGGTCCTGAGGGTGAGCCTGACTTCTACGAGAACTTAGCCAATGTACTTTCCAGCTACGACCTGAGCAAGTTGGCTCACAAGTATGTTGAGCTGATTGAGAAAGACAAAGAAGCTCGTGAAGAGCGTGATAAGCAATATGAAGAAGGCTTGCGTCGTACTGGCTTAGGCCATGACGCACCGGGTGGTGCCCAGTTTACCGGCGCCAGCAAGGTTGTCCACCCAGTTATGGCTGAAGCTTGCGTTGACTTCTCAGCTCGAGCCATTAAAGAACTATTCCCACCAGATGGTCCGGTTAAAACCAAGATTCTTGGTGAGACTACGGATGAAAAGGTCAATCGCGCCGAACGTAAGCGCGATTACATGAACTGGCAGCTCACGGAGCAGATTGAAGAATACCGCGATGAAGAAGAGCAGTTGCTGACGCAGTTGCCGCTTGGTGGTAGCCAATACATGAAGATCTGGTACGACGAAGTTAAGCGCCGTCCATGCGCTGAGTTCGTACCAATTGACAACGTGTATTTGCCATTTGCAGCGGTTAACTTCTACACTGCAGGCCGCGTAACGGAAGTCCAAGACATTACGCAAGAGACTTTTGAAGAGCGCGTTGACAGCGGTCTGTACATCGACATCGACATTGTTCGCGCCTCGATGGAGCCTGAAGAGTCTAAGGCAGAAAAGGCAAACAATAAGATCGAGGGTCGTAAGAGCCAAGCTGATAACGTGGACGGCGTCCGCCGTGTGTACCACATCTACACTTGGCTTTCACTGGATGATGACAATTACTCAGATGGAAAGCGCGCACCTTACATCTTGATGGTCGATGATCTGACAACCGAGGTTGTTGGCTTGTACCGCAACTGGCAAGATGGTGATGACACCATGGCCAAGTTGGACTGGTTGATTGAGTTCAAGTTCATTCCATGGCGAGGTGCTTATGCAATTGGCTTACCGCATCTTATTGGTGGCCTATCTGCTGCTCTTACCGGCGCTTTACGTGCTTTACTGGATTCTGCACACATTACTACGGCTCCCACAATGCTTAAGCTCAAAGGGGCTAAGATATCGGGCCAGTCGCTGACCATTGAGCCTACGCAGGTCAGTGAGATTGAAGGCGCACCAGGTGTGGATGACATTCGTAAGATTGCCATGCCATTGCCATTTAACCAGCCCTCTCCTGTGCTGTTGGAACTTCTTGGTTGGTTATCCAACGCTGCCAAGGGCGTGGTCACCACCAGTGAAGAGAAGATTGCTGACATCACAAGCAATGCGCCGGTTGGCACTACACAAGCTTTGATTGAGCAAGGCGCCGCGGTGTTTAGCGCAGTGCATGCACGCTTGCATGACTCTCAGCGCCGCGTGTTGAAGGTCATTGCCCGCCTGAACAACTGGTACTTGGATGAGCAAGTCAAAGGCGATATGGTCGAGGACTTGGAAGTTACCAAGGAAGACTTTAGCAGAAACTCAGACATCGTTCCAGTGTCTGACCCTCATATCTTTGCTGAAACGCAACGGTACGCGCAGATCCAGACCTTGGCTGCACGGGCTCAGGCAAACCCTGACTTGTACAATCGCCTTGCTGTTGAGAAGCGAATCCTTAAGCAAATCAAGTTGCCTGACATCAATGAGGTTTTGCCTGATCCCAATGAGGTGAAGGAAATGAACCCCGCACTGGAAAACGTGGCCATGACATTTGGCCGCCACGCCGGTGCGTTCCCAAGGCAAGATCACTTGGCTCATATTCAAGTTCACTTGGATTATTTGCAAGACCCGATGTATGGTGCAAATCCCATCATGGCTCCGGCTTTCATCCCATTGTGCTTGGAGCATTTGAAGCAGCACTTGACCATGTGGTACCTTAACCAAGTGGATTCATACAGCTCAGCGGCCTTGAATCGCCCTTTCAATGTCTTGAAAGAGCAAACCTTGCCGCAAGGCGCGGACCAGTTGTTGGCCGCCGTTGCTCAGCACGTTCACCAAGATACCGGTGAGACCTTCAAGGCATTGCCACCCATCATCCAGAAAGCAATTGCCGCCATTAAGCAATTGTCAGGCCAACCGCCTATGGATCCTGCAACTCAGGCATTTGTTCAAACTAGCATGGCAGAAACACAGCGCCGCGCGACCAAGGACCAAGCCGAGATGCAAATTGAAGCTGCAAAGCTTCAGCAAACGGCGCAGATTGCAACTCAGAAACTCCAAGCCGACATGGCCAAGAATACTGAGAACAATCTGACCAAGGAAAGACTGGAATCAGCGGCGCTTACGCGCGACGCCGCTAACTTACAGCATGAGCAAGTCAAAACTGCTCTGGAAGCGCAAAACTTAATTCAACAAACCCTAGGAGCTCAAAATGGCTGATGAAGGAATTAACTTGCATAAACGCTTGGCAATGGGGGCAGGTGAATCCGCAGCCACAGCCAAGGGCAAGAGTGTTATTCAAAAATACAAATCTGGTGGAAGTGTGATGTCTGAATCTCGCGTGGCAAACTTGCCTGCACGTGGCTCAGCACCCCCACCACTTGCTCGCCCCGCACCGGGCGCAGCTGGCAAAATCGCAACCATGAAGCGTGGCGGTTCTGCTAAACCCGTGAAGAAGTCTGCAGGTCGCGGCCGCTAAACATGGCCCTACTTGCCGACTTCATTGGTCGAATTAAGCAAAGACAAGAGCGAATTGCTGAATCCCTCGTAGAGGGAAATGCAGTCACATTCGAAGCCTATCAGCGCTTAGTCGGCCAGCACCAAGGCTTGGAGGAAGCCTTGCTTATCATCAACCAACTCTTAGAAGAGGAAAAAAATGTCGAATGACGTTGAACAGACGCTTGAAGAAGCGTTTCCTACCATAGACCCTTTAATGGCACCCTACGGCGCAAGGATTCTTGTGCAGCTTCGTGCAGTTAAAGAAAAAGTCTCATCTGCTGGAATTTTTATTCCACAGGAAACCAAAGAGACCGAGAAATGGAATACCCAAGTTGGGAAAGTCATTGCAATCGGACCTCTTGCATTTAAAAAGCGCGAGTCCATGGAAGCATGGCCTGAAGGCGCATGGGCGCAGGTAGGCGATTTTGTGCGCGTACCTAAGTGGGGCGGCGATCGATGGGAAGTTGATTTCAAAGATGAGCAAGGCGCAGAAGGCAAATGCCTTTTTACCTTCTTCAATGATCACGAACTCATTGGCAAAGTCACTGGCGACCCTCGTGATATTAAAGCTTTCATTTAAAGCTTTGAAAGGATAACATATGAATGCAACTGAAAAGTTGGAAATGCAGATCGAAGAGTCCCAAGACGGCTCAGCGATCGTAAAATTGCCTTCTGGCATGGAAAATCCCCAGTCTGACGACCAAGATGATGACGAAGATGGCGCATCTGGTGCACTAGATGATGCTGAGGGACCCGGAGACGACAACGGTGAAGGTTCTACCACAGACGATCCGGATAGAGAGGCCATAAGGGCCGCACGCCGTGAAGAGCGCAAGCTCA